CACAGACTCTCCCCCTCCGCTTCCGCCTTCCCAAGCTAAACAGGTTGTGTTTTCTGGCATTGCCATTTCTAGGCATTAATCCAGGAACATTGTCTTATGGCTTGTTTTCTTCTTTGTTGTTCTCCTTTTGCTGTACTAGCTGCATTGCTTGTTGGAATGCATTCAATTTGGGATATAAAAAGCCTTTTATGACTTTTGATCCCCTATGCTTGTTGCGTCGGAAATTGAGAAGGAAACTACGGAGACAGCAAGCCAAGTACTATCAACCACAAGCCGGATTTGCGGACAATGACAATGAGAGCAGTTTTAATCTTGTTTTGAAAATCCTGACGAACATGTATCGGAACTCGAGTATAGTTGCTACGTATCACTATGCGCGCACTATGACTCGTTTGCGTGTTCATCATGTTAGGCGACATGTTGAGAGTTTGGTATCACTAGGAGTTGGTTTGTCGCACGCTGCAGACTACTATGGAGCGTGTGCTGTTGTTTTCCTATACCTACAAACATTGCATCAAGGCGACATGACAAGTGTGTGCTCACAAGCAGTGCAAGAAGGAATGGCTTTCATCGGTGCTTGGGATGATCAGGGAGAAATTCGATATGGTCCACAAGCTGAAATTGATTTGTCTGGTATCTTACGTGGCCGCGCCACTTACAAGACCATTCGCGAGTCAGTCGCATATGACAAGTTGATGGATCTAGTCAGTGTTGTTTGTGCTGTTGGTTTGTGCAATTTTTCCAGTGTAAATTTTTCAGTGGGAGGTGTAAAATTGTTTTCTAATGCTGTTAAGAAGAAACATGAGGACACCGATATTTTCTCTATTGTCGAGGTGATAATGGATACAGCCATCTTCTTTATTGAAGGAGGTTACCTTTACTTCACCAGTGGAGATAGTTCGTACATGCAATTTGGAGATCATGATGCAGTATCCCTACAGAAACGTTTGCACGAAGTTGAAACAGCTGTTGATGCCATGTTGACGGGAAGCTTGGCAAACCTGATAACACCGCGCACGGAGTCAGAAGTTGAGGTTTTGATTGAGACATTGATAGTTGATATTGAGAAAGTCATGAGATCGATCAAACATCCAGGAGCTCTGGCAGCATGGGAGAGGAAGCTCAAAACCATTCTCGAACACCGCACAGCGTTCCAACAACGACGTGCTGACGGAGGACTACGTGTCGCAGCTTTTGGTGTTATTATTTCTGGTAAAACCTCTGTTGGCAAGTCCACTATCATGCAAATGCTCCATCATGTGTTGTGTAAGACAAATGGTTTTGATGATGATGTCAAGAAGATTTGGAAGGTGCCTGCTACCGACAAGTATGACACCAATTTGCGCAACGACACTGTATCGGTATTTCATGATGATATTGCTAACACCAAGCCTGACTACATAGAGAGACCAGACACAGAAGTGATGCTCCGGACGATCAACAATGTCAAAATAGCCGGTGTAATGGCGGACATTGACCAGAAGGGTAAGGTTCATGCAGAACCAAAGCTCTACATAGGATCCACCAATGTTGAGGGTCTAGATGCAAATGTCTATTCCAATTGTGCCATTTCCATCATGCGCCGAGCAATTCATGTACAAGCTGTCATTCGTTCTGAATATGCCACCGACGGCAAGCTTGATCCTGACAAGATTGAGAAACTTCTGAGTGATGTGCCATTCACGGAAAGGCAAATTTGGGATTTCTTTGTCAAAGTTGCTGTTGAGTCTGACCAGCTTGGGAACCCTGTCATGTTTCGGTATTATACTAAGGAGTGGAAGGTGGATCCAGAAGACGGTCAGAGGAAACCATTCTTCCGTTTGCAAGACGTGGATGAAGAAGCTCCCGTTGTACCCATTTTTGGAGATCCGTCAAGCAACTATTCCAGAGATGTTCGCCCCAAGCTAACCACTGCTGACTTCTTCCGATTGATGCAAATTTTGAGTCAGAAGCACTTCGCCCATCAAGCTGAGGTTGTGTCTATTGCCAATACGTTATCGACTAAAATCGATGTGTTGGAATGTGGATGCATCAACAAGTGTGTTTGCCATGGTAGACCAGCTGAACTCTTGCCGGACAGGTCACGTAGGAGTTGTGTCACTAACACCCGTCTGAATGATGAATGGGAGAAAAGGCGAGAAGCCATTAATAGTGTGCCTGATCCATGGGAACAACAAGCTGGCACTACTCCTGTTGCTGCGCCGCCAAGTGATGTAGTCGAAACGTTGGATGAGATCACCAGAATACAGACATCATTTATATGGTGGATGGATCGTTTCCGTGGTGGTTTTGAAGACAAGCTGCTTGAAGCCAAGATGACTGCGTATCTGAGTTGTTGTGATGTGTTGTATTGGCCTCTTGTTTTCGGATGGAAGATGTTTTGCGCATTTCAATCGTTGTGGATCCTATGGATGTGGTTCAGAGGGATATCGTTTGGCGGTTTCTTCCTTTTCCTGTTGGGCTGGTGTGCTGTTGTTGCACTTGCAGGCATTCTAATGATATGGACTCGTTTTCGTTATGAGTACAGATTAAGATATGTCACGCGAGCAGCAAATTTTGTGAGAGCCACTTTGTCTATGGAGAAACGCTATGCAATTTCTTGTCTTATTGGAATAGGGACTGTCGTCACATTGCTCTATACGTGTTTGAGGCAACGCAAGGAATTGTGTGCCCAGGGCGGAGTGACATCGCATGACATTGCTCTTACTGATGCCAAAAAACCCACCATTGATGCTGTGAAAGCTGAACAGTGGGAAAAGTTGCGTATGTCCTTGCCCGCACCGGAAGATGTTAAAACCAGAACGGCTCTGCAAACTATCGCCCAAACTTCGAAGAACACTGTGTTCATTGAAGCTACACGTGACGATGGTACCACTTTCACTATGAATGCTTTTGAAGTGCAGTCTGGAATCCTCATGATCAGTCACCATATTTTTAAAGGTGAGAGGATACGTGCTAGAGCATATAAAAATGGTGCAGTCCCTGGTACGTCCTATGAAGTGATACTGGAAAACCCGCAACGACTTGGTTTGACTGATTTGTGTCTGGTGTTGGCTCCACATATGGGCGATGTAAAGGATATGTCTCATTATCTTCCACCATCAATGTTCTATGGTGAATGCGCAGTCGTTTTGCGCAAACACAAAAATGGAAATGTTGATAGTGATAAGATCAGACTAGTCCCAACTGTTGCTAAAGTGGATAAAGTGATTCCGTATGATGCGTACCAGTACACTTCAGTCAAACCCACTAGTGTTGGTGATTGCATGGCTCCGATAGTGGCAATGGATGTGAGAGGCAATCACTTCATTGTTGGCTTCCATTCAGCTGGGCGAGGTGGTACGCATGAGGCCATAGCCTGTGTTGTAACCAAACCATTGTTTGACGAGGCGTTGGCAGAGTTGTCTAAGAGTCGCTTGTACGTCAAGCTGGCTGAATCTGGTGTGGAACCTCAAAGTATGTTCGGCATTAACTTCAAGACAAATGAGGAGCTGCATCCCAAGAGTCCCATCCTGACACTTGACGAAGAATCCACTTTTGGATACATGGGTACTATCACCGGAGGAGCCACATATAGATCGAACATACACAAGACCATCATTTCTGATACGGTTAAGCGAGTGTGTGGTGTGGAATGCAAGTTTGGTCAACCACGGTTCAAGACAGAAGTGGGTGCAGAGACTTTCTGGGCAGCGTCATTGAAATATATGGCTAAACCAGCATCTCCAGTGCCTGCTATAGATTTGGAATATGCTTGTAATGACTATTACCGAACTATTGGTGATGTGCTTGAAGTAAGTCCAGATCTATGTCGTGAGTTGACTCCTTTGTCAGATGTTCAGGTTGTGAGTGGTATTGATAACAAGCGGTTCATAGAATCCATGAATTTGTCAACTTCCATGGGTTTTCCACTTGGAGGACCAAAACGCCCACATATTGTTGAGTTGGAACCAACTCCTGACCAAGCCTGCCCCAAAGTGTTCAACAATTCCATTATGCAAGAATATTATTCACATGAGGCAAAATGGAGAAGAGGAGAGCGCACATATGAGCCTTTCAAAGCAGTACCGAAAGATGAAGCAACCCCCCTAGACAAGGAGAAAGTGCGGCTATTTCAGTCAGCCAATATTGTTCTCCAGTTGGGTCTTCGCAAGTATTTCTTGCCTATCTGTCGGGTCCTGTCTTTGTGCCCTCAAGTTTCAGAATGTGCCGTTGGACTCAACCCTATGTCGGATGAGTGGGACACTATGATGAAACACATTTCCAAGTTTGGTAGTGATCGCATTGTGGCAGGAGATTTCAGCAAATACGATCTGAGGATGAGTTCACAACTGAATATTGCTTCCTTCCGCCTCTACATCGATATTGCTCGTGATTTTGGTACCTACTCAAAGGACGATCTGGCAATTATGGAGTCGCTCGCAACAGAAGTGTGTTATCCAGTGATCGCTTTGAATGGCGATATGGTCAAACTAGTTGGTTCCACACCTTCCGGACACAATTTGACTGTGTACACCAATGGCACTAACAATAGTTTGTTGAAACGTTGTGCTTTCAGATCGATCTTGGATTTGAAGCAACATGATGAGCGTAGATTCTGTGACGAGGTCGCCATGCAGACATATGGTGATGATGATCAAGGATCTGTCTCTGACCGCATCCCTGAGTTCAACCATACTAGCATTTCCAAATATTTGGGAGAGCACGGTTACGTCTATACAATGCCAGACAAGACGTCAGATTCCCGTCCCTATATGCGTGCTGAAGAGTGTGATTTTCTAAAGCGGAAAAGCGTCTACCACCCAGAACTCGATGTGAAACTTGGAGCCTTGAGTGAGGATTCTATCTTCAAGTCATTGCATTGTGTTGGTAAGAGCGAGTTGACCCCGGAAACGCAAGCGGTCACAAACATTGATGGAGCAATGCGAGAATGGTTCTTGCATGGAAGAGACGTCTATGAAAAGAGACGTGCGCAGATGAGGGAGGTTGCGGTAGAACACGGGCTGGTAGCCTGGTGTAATGAACTATCGTTAGACTTCGATTCTGCAGTTGAGCGATGGAAGCAGAGATATCGCCCAACAGAAAGTCCTGGAATGACTTAAACTTATCCCTCTGTATCTGTCCTCTAGATACAATGTGCATAAAGAGGCAGGGATGACTGGAAACCATGTATATAAGGCTTTTATCCCTGAAGGCGTCTCCCTCGTGAGAAACCGTTATTTAACGGAGGCTGCCTGGCCACCCCCCCCCAATTCATATCTATAGTTTAGGTTGACTTAATATGTGTAAAATAAACCTACCCAATGTAATAATATATATGAAAATGAGTGTCTCCCGGCGGCACCAGCTCTATGGAGTGTTCAAGCCGGGGAGTCGGAGGGCCAGGATGGCTCCGCCGACACAGGTATTGGTCAAGTCACAGCCAATGCCGCAGTTTTGCCCCAACAAACGATTCTGTTTGCCGACCAGACTCCTGGGTTCGACTATGATGCCACACAGAATTATGATCCGTCGTTCTTAACTGACACGGCAGATTTGGATCTGAATAAGTGGCTGAGTCGCCCTAGAGTCATCAAGCGATACGAGTGGGATGCGAATGCCATAGGATCCTTTGCTGCGTTTGATCCCTGGGCTGAGTTTTGGGATTTGACAAAAGACAAATGGAGTACCTTTGGTAGGATACGTCACAAGTTGCATATCAAGGTGTTGATCAATGGTAATGGGTTCTATATGGGCCGCATGTTGGTCTCCTACAATCCAAATGGTGATTTGGCAGGTTTTATACCTAGTCGAGCACTTATCGTTTCTGATGCAGTACGTGAATCCCAGAGACCCCACATCTGGGTTGACCCAACAACGTCCACTGGAGGTGAACTCACATTACCTTTCCATCATGTGAACCCCTTCTACAGTACTTCCCAAATACTGGAGATATCGAAACCAATGGGAGATATGGTCTTTCGTGTCATCAGTCCATTGCAACATGCCAACCTGACTGGAATGGATGTTAAGGTCAATTTGACTGTTTACGCATGGGCTTCAGACCTAATGTTAGACACTCCCACTGATCATGATCCATTTGTGGCACAAGCAGGTGACGAATATGGTACAGGTGTTGTTTCGCGACCAGCTAATATTCTATCACGAATGGCCAAGTCGGTAGCCTTCGTTCCTGGAATTTCGAAATATGCTTTGGCAACCAGCACTTTCGCTAGTGCTGTTGGCCGAGTTGCACAGATGTTCGGTTTTTCACGACCACCATTGATATCTGAGCCACTTCGACAGTATCCCATATATTTTGGAGATCTAGCTACTACTGAAGGTTCAGACACCTTGTTTCGCCTATCGATGGATCCTAAACAGGAAGTTACCATTGATCCCTCCACTATAGGTCTACCAGGCATTGATGAAATGGCGTTGGATTATCTCACCCACATTGAGTCTTACTTTTACTCTTTTACTTGGACTTCGGCTCAGCCAGTGGGAGATCGCCTAGTGGACATCCCAGTACAACCCATGGCCATGGACAAATTCTTTGAGGAGCATCATTTGACTGCTATAGCTGCTGCATCCTTACCGTTTGGGATGTGGCGTGGCAGTATCAAGTACCGCTTTCAGATTGTGTCCACAGCCTTTCACAAGGGCCGTATCAGTCTAGTGTGGGATCCAATAGTTGGCTCTTCTTATGATGTAGCACAACAAGTTGTGATTGATATTGGAGAGAGGAGAGATTTCACCGTTGAAGTTGGATATGCTAGTCAAAAGAACTATATGCGTACCATGGCTTTACCACAAGCCTGGGCAAATAGACCTTCACCTTCACCAGCACCTCCCGACATTGAAGTCAACAATGGTAATCTCTCTCTGTATGTTCACACACCACTGACTACACCTACCCAACAGGTTGCGGCAGTTAGTGTGTTGGTGTCAGTGTGTGCTGGCGATGATTTCGAATTAGCTAATCCCTCGGATTCCAATATCCGAGCGTTGACTTATTTCCAACCGCCAGCACCTGCACTATTTGAACCACAGGCAGGAGCTGATGAATATGCTGAGACTCCAGGGAAACCCGGTTCATCTGAACTTGTTCATACGTTCAATAAGACCCGTTCCCCACCGGCAGCAATCATACAACATGGTGACCCAGTAACATCCCTGAGGCAGATGGCCAAACGGTATGTACTCCATGATAACATCATCATCAATAAGGTCGTTCAAAATGACATTTGGCAGCGTACCTTGAGCAATTTCC